TCATAGGTAATCCTCCTTGTAGTTTTTGTGTCGAGAGACACTTCTAACTACAAGGGCCATTTTGCTAAGCGTACTTAGCAAAATGGCCGCACGAAATTGCATATTTGTCAAGTGTTTTTTTGAAAAAACACAAAAAAGCGCCCCGTTACAGCTCAATTTTGAGTGTAGCGGGGTGTTTTGGCTTAACTTAGTGACATTGGGTTCCTCACCGGTTGCCATGGCTACGGTTCTCCATTGTCTCATCGTCTGCAGGCCGCCGCCTTTTGCGCCTCTGATCTTTCCGGTACCGGATGCGATCATGTAGATTGTCTTCTCCAGTCCTTCCTGATTCTTTCCGGCCAGCTGTCTCTCATCGATGCCGAGTGGCAGGTCGCAGTAAAATGCAGCGGTTCGCTCCAGACCGACCTGGGTGGCGTTAAAGTTTACCATGAGTCGTTCCGGATCTCCCCAGGCTGACAGTGCTGCTTTTAATCCGGCGGTCTTTCCTCCTTTACTGGATCCCCAGTTGTACACGAAGAATATTCTCTGCTTAATGATCCGCAGCAGAGGAGCTGCAAACGCTGCGGCCAGTATGAACCGGAACTTGTCACGTTCTCGGTGCGGCTGCATGGTGTCTTTCCATTTATCAAAGGATCCGGTCTGGCAGTACGCCGCGGCCATTCCCTTCTGTGATGGATCAATGTCCAGAACGATGTCTTTGTCATGTCCTGGGATGAATCGCTTCCCTGGCTGCCATCCGAAGCTGGACGTTGCATCCGCTTTCGTGATGATGTCGATGTTCTCTGCCTCCAGAGCCGATAAAAAACGGACGACCTGCTTTGCGTTTTCGCTTGTTACTGTGCATCCAAGGTCTGCCAGGACAGTGATGCCTCTGGCTGTGAAGATCGTTGATCGTGGGTAGATTGCTCTGTGCCACTCATCGTCTCTCTTAAATGCGATCTCTATTTTTTCTTCTCCGGTTTCCAGGCTTCGGAGCCGCTGCGTCAGGATGATCGGTGTTCTGCAGACCATGACCGGTCCGTATGTCTTCTCATCTATGTGGCTGATTCCTTTGTCTGAATAAATCCAACCTTCCGGCTGGCGGAGATTGACCGGTGCTCCTTTGATGGATTCCGGTATCACGTCTGGTTCTGCCAGGTCTATTTCTTCTGCCCGCTCCAGGAGCTTCTGGATCTTGGCTGCACCTTCCTCTTTTCCGAATTTGATGAAGACGTCGCTCGGATCCTTGATTCCGCCCAGTGTGCTGCAGCTGAATTTGTAAACCTTGCCAATGAATCCACCGTCCCGGAGTCCCTGGATGACTTTCCGCACGAACGTCTCGCCACCCTGGTCCGGTTCCTGGTGGATGTATAACTTTAAGTCCTGGAGCTGGTCGCTCATGTTCGGCTTGAACATGGAGGCTCCCGGTACTCCGAGGGTGCTGATTCCCATGTACCACATGCTCTGCGTGTCGGACTCTCCTTCGACCAGGCAGGCGTATCCGCTCTGTCGCATCTGCGGGAGCCTCCATTCTCCGTAGAGGCATATCTTTCCACTGCTGCCGTATCTCCATCTGAATTCCTTACCTGCAAACCTCTTTCTGTAGGTTGCCTCGGTTCCGTCTTCCTTCAGGTACGGGATCTTCATGTATGTGGTCTGGTCTTTTCTTTCTTTGTCGTTGCTGATGTGGCATGTGTCCCGGAGGAATTCCACCGGGAGCCTTTTTTCGAAGGCGTACTGCTCCATCGAATAGCTCCGGCGGGATGCTGCAGGTTTTTCTTTTTCTGGCATCTCCACATGGTAGTCTTCCATGATTCGCTTGTATGCGTCCTTCGTGCTGATGCCATTCATCTTAGCCACAAAGTCCACGTAGTTGCCGCCGATGTCCTCGCTGAAGCAGTGCCATCTTCCTGTCTTCAGATCTACTGAGAAGCTGTTTTTTGAATCGTCATGGAACGGGCAGAGTCCTATCATATGATCTCCGGTAACCTGCGCCCTTTTGACGACGCTTCTGTATTCTCTTTCATAATCGACCAAACGGTCGAGATCGACTTCTGCCGTGTTCATGGTGTTACCTCTTTTCTTTGCCTATGTATATGAACTGCGGCTCGATTCCCATCTTTGCCGCAGCAGTTATTTCAGCCTGCATTCCCTGACTGATCCATTCATCTTCCGGTCCTTCCTGTCTGATGATCACGACCATCTGATCGCATCGCTTCAGAGCTTCCATTCCTGCCTGCAGTCCGTAGCCTCTGTCTTCCGGATTTCCTTCGTCCAGGAACCTTGGCCAGTACAGGTGCGGCGCTACCGGGATGTCCCCGCGTTCATGCACTGCTCTGCACGCCTCCATCGCATCCATGATGTGCTGCTGCATCTCCACTTCGTTTTTGGCTCTGTATTTGCTGCAGACGTATGCCATCTTGGCGTGGATCGGCGCGAGGTTCTTATCCATTCCTGCCTTGCACAGTCCGACGTATGTCCACGGATGGTCCGGGCTTTCTCGCCAGATTGTCTCGTAGACGCCCTCGCCTCCGATGATGTCCTCGACGATCCTGCTCTGCGTGATTTCAAATTCTCCATCCAGGCACCCATCTTCGTCTCCTGTGCAAATGAGTTCTCTGGCCAGTTCTTCTGTGATGGTGTCTCCGTTCTTTAAGTAGGCCGGATCTCTACCGGTCTTTAGGTAGTCCTGTAAATTTTTAACCATCTGTTCCTCCAATTCTGCAGGGCGACTGGTTTGCCGCCCTGCTTTGTGGTTTAGTCAAATGGCAGCTCTCCGTCCTGGATGTCGCCTGCCTGCATAAATCCGTCAGGGCCGACTTCCGGAGTTGCTTCCATTGGTGCTGCTTCCTTGTAGTCATCTGTTGTGATCGCTACGCTCTCATAGCTCTGCTTCATAGCCTTGCGGAGCTCTGCGGTTGTCTTATAAAGAGCTTCTGGCAGCAGTCCTGTCTTTTCCAGCGTCACCTTGGAGTATTTGATTTTGTCCGCGTTCTCTACCACGTTCAGTTTGAATGTCACGATCATGCGGCTGTATGGGATATGCTGCTGTCCCATGATTTTCTTCAGTGCCTTATTCACGTCCTTGATAGATGTTGGCGGCACTGTCAGAAGATAAATGTCCGGGCGGTTGTTCATCATGATGTAAAGGCGGCGCATGTTCTTGCAGGCCTTGCCTTTTCCGTCGGATCCGAACTGGTTATAAGGGCAGGTGTCGCAGGTGCGGATCTCTCCGGTTTCTCTGTTGACACCCTGCTTTCCATCCATAGAGCTACAGTCCGGGCTCTTATTGATATTGCCATCCTCTCCTGCTTCTCCGAATTTCTGCGCCCAGTATGCGTTCATACGATGCGTGAAAATAATCACGCCGGTTACTTCCTTCATGACCTCCGGATCGTCCGGATCGTCTGTCTCGACCTCGAAGGCTTTTCCTCCGCCAGACGGGATCTTGATGTGCTTGGCATCGATGCCGCCATCATCGTCCAGGTCGTCGAGTTCATCTTCCAGCTCTGCTCTGAGTTCCTCATCCATCGCCTCCATGCCAGTTACGATCTTGAAGTTTTCCACGGTTGTCAGTTCTGCTTTTGCCATATTCTTATTCCTCCTCATCTGCTGCATCTACGGATGCGTTCTTTACTACTTTGGATTTCTTGATGCTCTTGACACGGTAGCGGTTTCTGATTCCGTCCTCGCACGTCTCTGTGATGAAGTATCCGCTCTCGATTCCTTTGAATACGCAGAGGATGTCTTCGGTGTCAATTCTCAGGACAATAGTGTCGCCCTGGTTCATTGCGTTGCCTTCTGAATCTGAAACCCTCACCTGTGTTACTTCGTGTACGGAGATTCCGCAGTTTGCTTCACTCATTACTCAGCGTCCTCCTGTTCTTCCTCTGCTTCAGCTTCCGGATCCGCTTCTGCGTCCTCGAACTGTCCCTCCAGATAATCTTCCACCGGTGTGGTGTAGCTGCTGACTTCATCGTATAAGTCGTGCATGATTCTGTCTGCCTGCGCTGCGAGCTTTGTCGCCTGGAGCATCAGGCCGGTTGCTGCATTCTTCAGGCTGCTGGCTGCCTCGACTGCCTTGGCATCATCCTCTGTTGGAAGGATGCGCAGGAAGTCTTTCATGCTCTCATCTACCTTCTTCTGGTCGAGCTTCATGCCTGCGTAGAATTCTGAAGCGATACCGTATCCGTCGTGGCGGTTCGATACCTTCGACTTGCTGGTTTCCTTGACCTGCTTGCAGGCAAATTCCATGGCGATGTTTACGTTTTCCTCAAGCTCGCGCTCTGATTCGAGGCGACAATCAAATTCTAACTGTTCCATGGTTTATTCTCCTTTCGCTCTTTTGAGTGCTTTGTTGGTTGACTTGCGTCTGGCGATGTCGGTCATCTCATAGCTGCTTACGACCTCATCAAGCTCCGGCGGCAGCTCTCCGTCGTTTTCTTCGGCGATTTCTTTCATCGCGCTCTGCAGGGATCCTGCATTGACGGTTTCTTTGATGAGCTCGCCGAGGCCCTGTTCTCTGAGTACCTCGAAGAAGTCCAGGCCGCGCTCCTGCAGGTAGGCTTCTCCACGCTTGGAGTATTTGACCTTATCCTGGAGGCTGTAGATGTAGTCGCCGTATCCCTGGGACGGGATATCTTCGTCGATCATCATTTCTGCGATCTCTGCCTTCAGCTTATCGATGGCTGCATTGTTGTCCTTGGTGTCTTTGGCCAGCTGATCCTTCTTGTCGAGAAGTTCCTCGTACTGGCCGAGCATTTCAGTGAGCTTCATGGTTGGTTCCTCCTACTTTCTATTTTGAGTCCGCACTCTGTGCAGGCTGCTTGCATTTTCTTCTGCCGGATCTCCTGTCTTGACATTGGTCTCCAGCATTCCTGTCCACAGATCGGACATTTTACCAGGTTCCATTCCGGATGCCCTTTTGGGATGTTTTTCTTCATCGGCATCAGCAGGATGCCTCCGGTTTCGTTTTGGCCTCGCGGCCAGATCTTAACTTCTGCCATTATTCTCTCACCTCCTTCTCCTGCTTCTCGTATTCGTCCATGGTTGGACGTGGGCCGTCCAGGTCGTCCCATTCATACAGTGCTTTATTCTCATCCTGCCAGTTTGCTCGATAGCAATTTCTGCAGGTGCACTTTCCCGATAACCACCGCATCTCTCCCCAGTATTCTGGTCGACCGCACTGCTTGCAGATCACGATTTTATCCATGTTGATCACTCCAGTTCATCAATGAGATTTCTTATTTCCATTCGCGCTTCGTCCCGGATGTCTTCCGCGTATACGTCGTACCAGCGATTGAATTTATCTTTCAAAGTCATAACGTTGGCGCATGGGATTTCTGTAAGCGCTTTGATGCGCTTGTCTTTTTCTTTCTTGAGCAGCTTCGCCACGCCTGCTGGAACGACTACTGGATTCCCTCCGTATGCCTTAACTTTTCTTATATCCTCCTGCGAATCTACCGGCACAGAGTATGGCTGCGGGTTTTGTGTATCGAATGATTCTATCAGCATTTCCTGAACTTTTTTCACGTCGTCGCTGTAGGCGTTGAACTCGAAATGGTACACGTCGTCGGTTCTTTCCTCGACCATCCTCCGCACTTTTTCCATCGGAACGTCTCCCTTTACCATTGCCTCTGCAATCATGAGCGATGTTGTGTCTTCAACATTCCATGTGTCGCAGGTTTTTCTATCGCGCTCCAGGCGTATGTATTTTGGCTTAAAATTGTAACCGTATTTCAGATCGCTATTGCAGTCCACAAATAAGCCGTTGACGTACACTTCTCCGGCATATGCTTCGTCCAAGATGATTTCTCCATACTTCGTTTCCGCTTTGCTGTAGTCGCAATCGTCCAAGTGGAGCCATACCTTGTATAAATCATTAAATTCTCCCTGCGTGACATTGCCTACTTCGATACATAGGCCGTGGTCATCTGTTTTTCGTTTGCTGACGTAAAAGCAGAGAATTTTTTCCAGCCATTTCTCTGAATTTTTGAATCGGGATTCCCAGACCTCATTTTTTTTCATTGTTGTAAATCGTGAAGGTCTTCCCTAGTCTATTCAGAACCAATGCTGCGATCTTGTAGCCTTCTCCGAACTGTCCGACCGTGTCCTCGTTATTCGCCTTGCTGCTTCTTCCTAAAAGCAAGGTATTTATTTTAAGAACAGACTTCCGGTTCTTGAGTCGGAGCACTTTTTCCTTTTGGCTGTAGTCGATCTGGAATTCGTTATCTGGATCCAGCACCTCCTGATCAGTGCCGTTCTGTATCAACTCCCTGAGAGCATCATTAAAATTCCAATCTGATACATAGTTTGGTGTCAGCGTTAATTCGTAGCTGTTTATCGTTGTCTCATCTTTCATTTAGTTTTCCTCCTTCTCCTGAACGCTGCAGGTTTTCGATGCATCGGCAGACCGTGCATCTTGCGCCAGTTATTGGTCAGGTGGCTCAATGGCTCCGGCTTCAATGCTTCCGCGAATCTCCGGAGCGCATATGTGGCTGCTGCTGCACTGAATCCAGCCTGCGCCAGTGATGTGCGCGCTTCCAGCAAAGGATCCGGTTCCGGAGGTTCTGGCTCGAAGCTCTTTTCGTATTCTCTTAGCTGCTCTGCCTTAGCGTCCAGCGCTGCTGCTATGCCAGTTGACAGTTTCTTATCGGCAGCCTGGGCCAGTCTGAATGCCTGAGCGACCTTGTGAGCGATTTTCTTTAATATCATCATGTTGCCTCCTATTCAAAGTACGCACGCCAGTCATCCACGACTGTCTTAGCCATATCTTCTTTTCTGGCCAGTGCCTTGCCGATCATCTCATCCACGGTTCCTTCGGTCTCCAGATCGATGTATGTGCAGGTGTTCCTCTGGCCGATTCGGTGGATCCTGGAGAGGCTCTGTTCGTATGTGGCGTAGTTGAAGTTCTTTGAATAGTAGACGCATGTATCTGCAGCTGTCAGGGTTACTCCGACGCCGAGTGTGTCGATCTGGCCGACGATGATCACGGTGTCCGGATCTTCCTGAAACTGTTTGATGATCGGTCCGCGGTCTTCTTTCTTAATTGCTCCATAGATGGCCACCTGCTTCTTTCCTGTCTTCTGGAAGGTCTTATCTATCATTTTCATGATGGCGGTTACTTCCGGGATAAACCTTGCGAAGATCACCAGCTTCTTTCCTGCGCCTAGTACGTAGTCCTCGATGATATCCTGGAGCGCATCCAGCTTCGCTGTGTTGACGAGCTCCGGCTTGTCGCTGTCGTCTGTGACTAGGAATCCTCCGGCCAGCTGCTGCAGTCTCAGGAGCCTTGTCAGTACGGTCGTGGCCGTGATCTTGTCTCCGTTAGATAACTCTGCATAGCTGCTTCGCTTGATCTGGTTGTATAGGTCTTTTTCCTTTTTGCCGAGCTGGACCTTCCTCTTGATGAACGTCTGCTCCGGTAGGTCGATTGCTTCTTCCTTCGTGATTCTGAATGCGATCGAGTGCTCTTTTCGGATCAGACCGTCCAGGTCCTTGTACCCGACGATCTGCTTCCGGTTGAATCCTCCCATGATCGCGTACCGGTTTCTGAATTGATAGAAGTTCCGGCCGAAGATCGAGGCGTCCAGGAACCGGTACTGACTCCAGATGTCGATTGCATCATTCTGTACCGGTGTTCCGGAGAGGATGAGCTTGTACCTTGCCCGGTCTCCTAACTTATGTATTGCTTTGCTCTGCTCTGCGTCGTGTGTCTTGATTCGCTGGCTCTCATCGCATATAATCAGGTCAGCGTCGTATTCCTGGAGCTTTTCAAACAGTCCATCTCTCCAGGTTGATTCGTAGTTGATCACGGCGACCTTGAGCGCTTTGAACGGAAACGCCTGCAGGTCTTCAATCATTCGGATCCTTTGTTGTTTCGTTCCCAGGAGCGCTTTGCAGGTCACTTTGAAGTCTGCGACCTCTGCGATCTCTTTTGGCCAGACCGACACGACGGACGTTGGTGCGATTACCAGGACTCTCTGGATCGCGCCTTTTTCATATGCGGCTCCTGCGATGGCGATCGCAGTTCTGGTCTTGCCGCATCCCATTTCAAATAAAAGACCGAAGCCCTTATTTGTGTTGGCTGCCATTTACTTTCCTCCTTCACTTATTTGCTACCGGCTCCAGCTCCTGGAACTCGGCTCCATCCATCAGCTCTCTGTCTTTCAGGATGTCTTTTCCGCTTATGCTTCTGATTCCCTGGTATTCGTAGTCCTCATTCTGCCCGCGGTTGTATCGTTTGTTATATTCCGGATTCTGCAGCCGCTCGTATTTTCCGCGCGTGGCCAGCGCTGTCCGGTTCAGCTTCTCTGCGATCAGTGTGAAATCGTAGCCTTCGTCTACCATGTGGCACAAGGTTTCCACTTCGTCCTCCGTCCATTTTCGGGGGGGGGCACCGCACGGGCTTTTTATTGATTCCAAGGTCTAGGATCCTGCGCTTGATGGCTCCTTCCGAATGTCTCAGCTCTGCTGCCAGGTCGCTGTATGTATATGTCCCTTTGCTGAGCAGGTACCGGAGCTTGTCGTCTTCCGTCTTCGTCCATGCTGCGTTGTGCTGGCCGTGAAGCTGCAGCTTTTTATAATCCGCCTTGCGTTTCACATCCACCCAGTCTGGTTCTGCTCCGAGACCGTATTTCTCGAACCGGGAGAAGTCTAGGATGCTCTTGTTATCCTCGGCCCATTTCCAGAATGCATCGATGTCGATCACCCTGAACCGGTTCTTCCTCACTACGTGCCATTTGACCGGCAGTCCGTACCGGATCAGCCTGTCGCTGGTGTAGCCGAGCATGTTCTTTCCGTAGATTGCAAGCATGAGCTGGTTCAGGGATATCCTTGTATCTCCGGCCAGGTGTGCGCCGCATCCGAGCCGCTGTGCTCTGACGATGATTGCGTTCTCTGAGCGGCCGAGAGCCTTGGACAGTCCTTTGATGGAGACCGTGCCCCATTTATCCTGCAGGTAGGCTTCCTCTTTCTCGGTCCACTGCTTCTTTTTCCTGGGTGCATCAACGAGTTTTCTCATAGTCCAGGCACCTCGATTCTTTGAACGCGCGCGCCATCATCTGAGCTGTTTCGCCTTCGTAATTGCCGCACATTCCTTCGTTATCAATATCCGCATAGACTCTCCTGAAGAAGTCATCAAATCTATTGTTTGCGTAGTCTTTTGCGAATTCCTTTGGAATCTCTAACTGTATGATCATCGTCTCCTGCCTCCCTTCGTGCTCATATGTGGGTAGTCGCGGTCTGCGTATGCTTCTCTGCCCCAGGAGAGCTTCTTCCCGCACCAGTGACAGTGCGTGTGGCCGACCTGTGTTCTCTTGCCGCAAAGCGGACAGGTATAAAGCCCTGCTGCACGTCTGACCGCCATTGCTGGCTGTTCGTACTTCTGGCTCATCTCTGATGCCTGAGCTGTTGCTTTGCTGTAGTCTGCGACGATGTCCGCTGCTTCAGTCAACGCATCCAGGTCGTCGTTCCATGACTCTCCACCATATTCGTTCCTGGCGATCTCTTTGATTTTGCTCTTGGTAATCTCCAGCTGTTCGATGATTTCATCGTATGTCATAGTTGCCTCCTATTCTGATTTCAGTACCTCTTTTGGATCCGCGAGGCCGAACGTCAGGAGTGCCATGTTGGCTGCTCTTACCTGATGCTCGTAAAGGCTGCCCTGCACCGGGTATTTGACCAGGGCCTCCGGTTCCTTCTCGACTCGCATCTTATCTACGGCTCGCTGTGTTTCATCCAATCGCTGCCTGTAGCTTTCTATTGCCGGTGGCAGTCTCACGATCTTGGAGAGCTTGTCCAGCAGTTCCTTGCTGCAGTCTCCGATCATCATGTTCTTGCGCCGGTCGTACTTCATTGAGTTCCAGGATTTTATGATTGCCATCTGTGTGTTGTCCACTTCGATCAGCATGATCTTTCCATCCTTCATTGCCATCTTCAATCTTCGTTACCTCTTTTCTGCTTCCGATCTGAGCCAGGCACGCACTTGTGAAGCGCTGCTGGTACCCATCCGTCAGCTTGACTTCCATTCTGATTCCCATTGTCCTCACTCTTTCTCTGTGTAGAAGGCGTGCGCTCCGTGTGTGAATAACTTCTGCAGGTTCCTGCTATGCCAGGTGCTTTCGTCGCTGGCCTTTTCAAAGTAGAGGGCTCCTTGGCTTTCATCCCAGTGCTCTACTGTGATCAGCTCCATTGCCTTCATGCAGTCGGCATCCGGCTCCACCTTGTCATATCTGCCATTGCTCACCGGCGTGAATGCTCCGTCCTGCATGATCACTTCTTCGATCGTGTCCGGGAACCTTGCATCCCATACCCGGTTCAGAACTACCAGCATGACCAGCGCCTTGCCTTCGGTGTCCTCTGATTCAGCCTCAGCCATTGCGATCTTCTCTAGCAGGTAGGCGTCGTTTGCATCAAAGTCCATGCTATGTATCAGCCCTGTCCGCGTTTGCTCCTGGTAGAGCTTCCATTCTGCTTCCTGGTCCTTCTGGTATTGTTCCTGGTAGTCTCTGATCATCTGAGCTTCCTTCTCTGCTTCCTCACGCTCCCGCTGATGGTATGCATCTCTTTCTCGGCTCATCTGTTCATATTCTTCCTGGGTGTACCATTGACCGTTCTCTGCCTGGAATCGGTAGGGCTCATAGTCGTCTGGATCCGGGAGTGGAGCTGCTATGCACCAGGCTCCCATGCCTGCGATAAGTACTCCGATGCAGATTCCTGGCACTGCCTTCCTCAATCTTCGGATGATTCGTTTCCGGCGTCTTCCTCTCTTTATTGTTTTATTGATCTTAGCTCTCATTGCTTTCCGGTGTTCATCCTCTGTCTGATACCTCTGCATCTTACTCACTTCCTTCTTATAAATTCTTTAATTTAGTAGTTGACTTCCGGAGCTGTTTATATTGCTCTCTAGGCTTGGCTGGGCCCGGCAGTCTGTGACAGGTTCTCCATAGGGTTGAAGAAGAACCTGTCCGCTGTTTGCTCCCTGAGTATTGTGTGGGGTAGCCGTATAGCTGTTGCCTGCAGTGCGGTCTGTTTCATCGCCGCCATCCGGGTGTATTACGCACCCACCAGTCCATGCTCCGGATGTTCTCTCTCCTGGTGTTCTCATCTGCCTCCTAGCCGCCATTGTTTTACTTGGGCTCGCGCTATCTCTCCCAATTACGACGGTTGGCCGCAGGCTCCGGTTATCCGCCGAGCGGATTTATTGCATCGGCTCCGCCAGACCAGACAGTTTTTATTGAGGTGTCATGCTTCCTCTTGCTTCTTATTCAGTTGTGCGTGCTTATGCCAGCGCTGCTGCTTTGGCTGCTGTATCGTCAATGGCTTTCTGTGCTTCCATTCCGGCCATGAATGAGTTTGTCATCATTATGACGAGGGTTCTCTTTTCCTCCGGAACGTTCGCGAGGGCTGCTGCCATCTTCTCAGCGTCGCTGAGCTGCTCTGCTGTGTATCTCTTAGCTTTTGTCATGGTGTTTCCTCCTTCCGTTTGGTGCTCTATTTTTGTGCTTCTGGGACTATTATACGTCCTATCCGCACAATCGTCAAGCATTTTTTGTTGATTGTGTGACTTTTTGTTGACGAACGCACTTTTTTGCTGTATAATCATTCATGAAAGGTGGTGAAATCGTGAAAGACCGAATTAGAAAAATCCGGCGCGATCTTGATTTGACTCAGCAGGAGTTTGCTGATCGTATCGGAATAAAAAGAAATACTATCGCTAATTACGAAACTGGAAGAAATGAACCGATCGATTCTGTGGTCTCTCTTATCTGTAGGGAGTTCGGTGTGAACGAAGAATGGCTCCGTGATGGAACCGGCGAGATGTTTGCTCCGGATGCCAGCGATGAATTGGAGGCTCTGGTTAAAAGGTACGATCTTTCCAATGCCGACCAGGTTCTGATTGAAAAATACATAAACCTGAAGGCTGGCTCACGCGAGACGATTATCGACTTCATTACTGATGTCGTGGCTGCTCTTGAAGACCTGGATCCGAATGCGAAGGCTTTTCCTTCGGGTTCTGCTTCGGAGTTGGATATCGATGCGGAAGTGGAGGCATACCGGCAGCAGCTTGAGCTCCAGAAAAAAGCGGCGGCAGAATCATCTCTCTCGAATGGTGGAAACGGAGGAGTAAATAAAAAGGAGGCGTAGTCGTGGGATTTTTTGATAGAATTGTTCCGCGGCTGTCTGTATCCGTACTGCCTGACGATCGCATTCTTCGGTATAAGATTACCGGAATAAACCCAGGGACCAGGAGAAAAAACACCAGGCGTGTTCTCTGTGGTTCCTGGGAGGCGATCTCTGACGTGGAGGCACGTACTGGTCTGCTCCCTCCATTTACTTGTGAGTTGGAAATGCCAGAAGTTACGGAGGCTCAGCTTGAGCTTATGGGAAAATTAAACGTTCCTATGCTTGATGGAATATATCGCGCTGATGCGTCTGCTTTGATTCAGCATGCGCTGGATGAGGTGCCTTTGTTTCCGGATCGAGGTCTGCCGCGGCCAATACTTCAATTTTTAATTGACCACAAATTGCTTTTGTCTTCCTGGTTATCTGTTTCAGATCTGGAGGATGAATTCGTGGAGACTCTCCCCGGATTGCGTGCGTTAATTAAGAAATGTAAATAAAAAATCGCCCAGTGCTGCGAACACCAGGCGACCTGTTCTTCCTTGCGGAAGCTGTAAACTCTACGAATAAATTTTACAGCGTTTCCGATAAATCCGCAAGGGTTTATTTTTTATACTCTTTTTTGGGAGGTGAGACGATGAGGTTCTTTTCCTACGGACGAAAATCCGTATTTTCTGATAAATCAGATTCAATCGATAATCAGTTCCGGATGAACCGGGAATACTGCGAGTCGAAGTTTTCCGGCCAGGTGGATTCCTGGCAGCAGTTCTCTGATGAAGACTTCACTGGTGCGAATACGTCCCGGCCGGATCTGCAGCGTATGCTGTCTTTTATAAAGGGTGGCTTCTGCGATGTCCTGGTAGTCTATCAGCTGGATCGTCTTTCCAGGGACGTCCGGGACTTTGCGAACATTTACGCGCTCCTGGAGGAGCATGGCGTGATGTTCATCTCAATAAAGGAAAATATCGACACCACGACGCCGATCGGGCGCGCCATGATGTATGTCACGGTGGTCTTTGCTCAGATGGAGCGTGAAACCATCGCGGCCCGTGTTACGGATAATATGCTGGGCCTTGCTAAAAAGGGATACTGGACCGGCGGTAATCCTCCGGTTGGCTACGTCAGGAAGCATATTGTTGTGAATGGGAAGAAGCACTGCTCCATTGAGGTGGATCCGGACGGGGCTCGCTACGTGACGCAGATCTTCGATACCTTCCTGGCTTATAACTGCAGCCTGCAGGGGATGGAGACGCGATTCAAAAACCAGGGCATCCGGACGCAAAGCGGGAAGTTCTTCTCGACCACGCAGCTTCATAAAATGCTGACCATGCCATATTGCGTCGAGGCGACTCCGGAAGTGTACGACTTCTATGCCGCGAAGGGCTGTATCATGGATCCTGGCTCCCCGCGTGAAATGTGGGACGGATCCGTCGGTGTGATCATCTATGGCCGGTCGACCGAGAAAAACAAAAAGCACCAGGCGCAGCCGCCGGAAAAGTGGACCGTGTGTCTTGGAAAGCACAAGCCCTTCATGCCAGCCGAGAAATGGCTCGCGGTGCAGTCCCGGTTTACTCAGAACAAATGCATCAAGGATGCAAAGTGGCCGGTGCCTCTTTTGAAGGGCGTGCTCCGGTGCAAGTGCGGAAATCTGATGCAGGTCTCCAGAAAGAAAAAGGTCGACGGTACCTGTTCTTCCTGGTACTACTGCAGGAAACGAATGAGGCAGGGCGTGGATGCCTGCGACATGAGGCAGATCAAATGCGATCTGCTGGATGAGAAAGTCCTGGAGCTATTCCGTGGCATCACTGCGGATCCTGCCTTGATTCAGAAATTCGTCAAAGCGGAAGCTCCGGCCGATGTTCCTGATCTGAAGGCTGCACAGGCTCGCGTGTCTGCCTGTGAGCGTAAGATCGGCCGCCTGGCTGCATCGTTAGCTCTGGCCGAGGATTCCGCTGCATCAAAGTATATCATCGCGGAAATGGAACGCCTGGACGTTGAGCTGGGTGCTCTGAAGCGTGAAGCCTCGCTGGCCGAGATGGAAAGCCACCGGGCTGCTGCCAGTGCGAAGGATGCCAAGGCCACGGCTGCGGAAATCGCGAAGCTGATTCATGGCCTGGATGGCTTCGACGACAAAGAAAAAAACGCGATCGCTCGCGCTGTAATTCAGGAGTGTACTTGGGACGGGGAGCGGCTTTTTATTACGCTCTAAACCTCACTATTTCATAATGGTGGGGTTCCGGCCGCATCCGCAGAGACGAACGGATCAGTTCCCGGATTCCGATTTCTCTGCATCCTTCGGTATTGCCGTTACGAGTCTCTAAACGAACCAGATTCGGAAGACCCTGCAGCTGTAGTTCCGCACTGTCTTCTATGGTGATCACCCGCTCTTCCGCCGAAATATAGCCGGACAGAACATTTAGGAATGTTGTCTTGCCGCTTCCCGTTCCTCCACTGACAAAAATGTTGTAGCCCGCCTTCACCAGTGTCTCCAGGAACTGGGCTGCCTCCAGCGAAATGGTTTCCAGACCGATCAGCTTCTGCATGGTGACAGGCTTGTCCGGGAATCTCCGGATCGTGACGATCGGACCATTCAGAGCAATGGGATTCATGACAATATTTACTCTGGAACCATTATTCAACCGGGCATCTACGATGGGTGACGCTTCATTGACCACGCGATTACACCCCGCCACAATCTGCTGAATGACATCCTGTAATTTTTCCACGGAATCAAAGGCTCGATCCAATTCCCGCAGTTGTCCATCCTGTTCTACAAAAATGTGATCCATGCCGTTGATCATGATCTCTGTAACAGAGCTGTCCTCCACAAAAATCTGCAGAATATCCAGTCTTCTCAGGGAATCAAACAATTCCTTACGCAGACGTCTCCGCAATTCTACCGGGCATAACTCCAGACTTTCCTGCTCCATCAGTACTTCATCGATCGTATCCTCCACTTCTTCATCCGTATAATCTCTTCCATAATCCAGTCTTTCCTGTACCATCTGACGAAGTTTTCTTCTCTGCTCTAAATAATCCAT